GCTCCATGATGTGCTCTACTTCGGCAACGTGCGGGTGGAGCGCCTTCCCGCTTGCGTCGGTCGCGGACTTGAACGAATCAATTTCGAATTCAATCTGTTGCAAGGCGCGTGACCTAGCCGCCTCTTGTTCGGATTGAATCCGTCGTTCGTATCCCGTCGCACGCTCCCGCCAAATTTCGGCTTCTGGGTTCACGCGCGTAGAGTGTTCTACAACATCTTGTACATTAATTCGGTACCGAGCAGCAAGCCTCGCCAGAGCAGCGGGACCAGATTTTCTGAGTTCGGCATCCCAATCGAAAAAATTATTAATTACGTCGGCCGGATCGATCCCCGCCTCTTGCAGCACTTGCGCTCGCGGAGCAATGGCGCTTTCGAAACGCTGCACACGTTGGCGGGCTTGGATGAATTTCTGCGCCTCTGTTTCGACGTATCGGGTGCCTTTAGCAACTTCCTCGTGAATTGCCCGTTTCAGTTCTGCCGGTGCTGTTTCGAAAAGCTTTCTATTCTCGTCTTTCCAAAATTGCGGAGCCGGTACGGAGTCCTCCGATCGTGATTCCGTGCTTTCCTGCGCTTCCGGCCTAATAGATGACGAGGTTTCGGGCCTACCTTCCGTAGAGTCAATTTTTGCTTTTTTGGGCAAGAATCGCCCTTTTTCGTCGCGGCCTACCCCTTCCTCGCTTATCGGCTGCGGTCCTTCCGCCTCTTTTGCTTCTTCCCTGGCTTTAAGAGCGTTGAACGATGCACGGGTCACCTCTTCCCAGGTTTCTTCGGTATCTTCGTTTGCTTCTACCTGGGTTTCAAGTTCGGCCGGTGCCGTAACATCCTGAACAACTTCCCCGATTAAATCATCTCCGCTCATATTCCTCCATGAGTGCTAGTGCTCTGTCGTGCCGCTCAACCGGATCGGTCACGTGGCTCAACTGAGACAAAGCTGTCTTTGCTTTGATAACGCTGTCTTCTAGTCCTGCGGGCGGTTCGTACTCGTTCCCCTTTGGGAACGATTCGCGATCACCTAGCTCGACCATTCCGTGGAGCTTGGTTACTCGTCGATATTCGGACTTCGATTCATAGAGTCGCCCGTCGCAGGGATGTAATAGTGGATCAATGGAATCTTGAATTATTTCTGGAGCGCTGGGCTCTTTGGGTGCGGAAACGCTCTCGCTGATATCGATACAAACCACTTCGCCGGTGATCTTGTCCTGGCGGAACACGTAGCGTTTACGCGGCATAGATTTCGCTCCTAGCAGCGGGGTGAGTTACTGCAGCGCGGCATGCATCTAGTACCGCGGCTTTAATGGCCGACTCCCCAGAGTCAATTAATTGACGAGAAAGAGTGACGGAGCCGCACACGTGATCGCGGATGGCGAAGCGGACAACGATGTCCTCTCCGTGCTTTTCGGGCTTTTTAGGGGAAAAACCCTGCTTTTCGAGTTCCGTTTCGACAATTTGCGCGGCTTCCATGCCTTAAAATTATATTTTTAAGCCATGGCGTACAAACTAGGGCGTGACCCCGGTCTGCTCCATCTCGACTTCGCTGTTTCCGGTTTCGGGATTCGAACTGACTCGAACTCTGTGGGAGCTGTCTGACGGCCTAGCTAATTCGAGTAGTGCGTCGCCTTGAGCTAACCGCCCTTTCTGCTCTAGCTCTGCTTGCTTCTCCGCGTGTTTGAGCAATGCCTCCAATTCCTTAATCTCAAGCTCACGTTCCTTCAACTGCGCCTCGATCTGCTGCTTTTCGGCCTGTAACTGTTCGCGGCCCTGGATCTCCCGCTGTTTCAGCGCAACGCTTGCCTGGGATTCTTGAGCCTTTATCTGCAGTTGCCCTTGAGACGTTTGCGCCTTGATCGCTAACTCCTGCTCTGAGGTATCAGGTGCGGATTGTTCCGCTTCCTTCTGTTGCTCCTGCATTCGCTGCAGCTCTTCGGGCAAGTTGTCGATAAACTCCTCAAGAGCTGATTCGGTATCACGACCGAATCTGAAAGTTCGAACGTACTTCATGAGCATCACACTTGCCACCTTGCCAAAGCTTGGAAGCGATTGAATCGTGGGCAAGAGCTTCTCCATCAGGCTAGTAACGCCAGAAACGAATTCATTGGCGCTTTCTTTGTCTGCTTGCTCATCGGAGATGATCATCGAGTCGGTATCGATAGAGATATTGAAGTCTCTAAGTCGCTCTGTTCGCAACATATCGAGAGCGGCTTGTATCTGCTGCTCGTTATACTGAGAGAGCACGTCGGAGCCTGCGCATCTCAAGAGTGTGTCGTCTGAAAAGTGTTCCGCTATGATCTCGCCAACGATTCTCACGTGGTCCTGCAGGAAGCGGGCAAACTCCTCTTGCTTCTCCGCCATCCGCGTAGAGTACGACTGGCTCTTGATCGATTGCGCTCGTGCTGTCTCTCTCGGGTCAGTTGCTCCTCTCACTATGTCAGAGTTGCCGGTGATCTCGTAATACGCTTGAAGTAGCTCGCGCCGTACCTCGTACATCACCTTGAGCACTTTCGCGATCTGCTCAAGAGGCATCCAGGTAATGAGACCTTCGAGCCCCTTATTCTCTGTAAGTGCTCGCCAGTCCTTCGCGGGTATCAACTTGGTATCTGTGCCTTCGTCGATGAGCTTCTTCAGCTCTCCTACTGCAGCGTTATATATACCCGCGACCTTGCACGCCTTAGTAAGTTTCGAGATCCGCGTCGTTACGTCGTCAATCTCTCTGATGATGTCCTGCACCATCGCGTAGTCAGGAATGGGAAGAAGCGTATCAGTTGTGCCAGTTCCGTAAGCAGGTTTTGGAGAAGGAAAAAAATGTTTAAGTTCTAGCGGATCGTGTGCTTGATCGAGGAATTTGTCGTAACCTTCAGAAACCCAATAGACTTTCTTTTTTTCTCGGCACCAAATTTCTGTGATTACCGCTTCCTGATCCTTGTGCGTGCCTGCGCCGCTCGATGTCGAGCCTTTTTCCCTCTTATATGACAGTGACGCGGCTACTTCCGCGCCGAAACGCTTCTCAACTTCACATTTTGTGAGCTTCGAATCGTACGCGACCCAACGAATTTCATCGTTCCATCGAGATGCCTTAGCATGTCTGAAGTCGGAGCGGTGCACGTATACGCTGTCGACGTATTCATCCTTGACCACCTCATACTGCCCCAGAGTGTAAAGCCCTTGATCTCCCTGCTTAACCTCTGCCGGGTCGACTGGCTGCCCATCTTCTGTGAAATACGGTGGATCTAGCTGCTGCCCTGTTTCTTGGTCTATGTTCTCGTATACTTTAACTTGATACTGCTCTTTAACGAGATCCGCGCCGTACATGGCCCGCAACGTTCCGCGAGCGTACAGCATGAAGTCGTCCCGTGCGTCCTTAGCCGAAGAGGTGAAGTTCCTTGTATCAAGTTGATACTGAATGTTCCTTTCTAAGATTTGTGCCGCAAGCCGTCCTATGTCCGACTTATCGCCAAAGCGCCTTGAAACCTGATTCTTAGGTGTGCGCGCAAAGATCGCCGTCTTCTGGGTTTCTTGGTGGGCCCAAAAGACATTGTAACGAGATTTAGACGAGGAAACGCTATCACGTTCGTCCCGATAATAATCACGGATCTTTTCGCAGCGTTGTTCGTACTTCTCGAACTCGCGATCGTAGCCCTTGAGGCGCTCGTGCCAGCGTGCAACCTCCTGATCTGGTTTCTCTTCTTTCTCTTCCGCTTCGCTCATATTCGGCTACTCACTCGGGTGTCTTGCAAATCCCACAAATCATCTAAAGTCATATCTTGCACAAACTTCGGCGCGTTACTGACGGGCGCATCTGTGACCACAATTCTTTCCATGCATGCATAGCGCGTTTCGTCGCCTGCGTGATCTTCTCCGTCGCTGTCAACGTCTTCAGGGTCGTGATCATCTTGCTGTAGCGCGGGAAGCGTTCGTATCGTGTCGATGCAGTTCTCTGTAAAGTAGATGGTGGGGATATCGTCATCTTGTCCAAGTCGCCAGCGAAGTTGAGCCCATCCGGCCTTGCGATCGTTGTTCGCGGCGTGGCAAACGAACCCGTGTTCGGCCCAAGTCTTCGCGGTACAATCGCCATCACCGAAGATGGACGGGTCTGCGGTGGAAAAGACGAAGTTCTCGTCTCTGCTACGTGAGACAACGCCCTCGGCGATTTTCGGATCGGTAAGTTTGAGACCTTTGTTTGGCCCCGTCGCTCCGTACCATTCTTTGTATCGAATAAGTGAACCACGCGGGAATCGCTTTCGTTGCCCGTTGTAAAGCAGCACTTCGTTGCCGTCCGCAACTGCCCACCATCCAATGGAGAAGGGCTTGCTATATCCCCAATCCGCCGACCTAAAACGCGTCCAGTGAGCCGGGACAACGAACCTAGGTATAACGTGCTTCTCCCTTTTGAATTCTGGGAAGAATGCGCCGATGATGATGTTCCAGTCACCAAGTTCGTACGCCCGCACAAGAGATGGAGGACCGATACCACGCAATCGAGAGCGATAGCCGGGATCGTCTTGAAGCATTGACGGATTGTCATCAAGCAGCGCCGGAATGAATTGCCGAAGCATTCCGCCCTCGGCTTCCGACATCCGCTTGATCTCGTATGGCTCCATGAAGTCCACCCAGCCATCTTTGAAAAAGTGGTGGCCGACGCCGCCGGGGTTTGTGCCAATAAGGATTCGTGGAAACATGCCCTTGAATTTCTCAGGCACGACAAGCCCCGGTGCTCTAACGCGGGAGCGGAGCAATCGATACATGTTTTCCGTGAACGAAGTGCCTTCGTCGAGCGCGAGAACATGGAATTCATAACTGAGATAATTGTAGACATCCTTCTCATACTGACAATGACAGAGGCGGATCTTCGCGCCGTTCCAAAAACGAATCTCATCTTTAACGATCTGACAAAGGCCAGCAGCGATCCAAGGTGCGAGTAGATTCCTGAACCCTTTCGGGCCGTCCAAATGAGAGCCGACGAGATCTGCATGATGTCTACGGAAAAGCGCGCACTGAAGCCCTTTAATCTGGGAGCACCACATGATGAGCGCCACCCGGATGAGGTGGGACTTGCCGCCCCCGGCCGCGCCGCCATACAGAATCTCTGTTGCTGGACTTTCGAACGCGACACGTTGTTTCTCATGTAGAGTCAGACGAATCCGACTTGTTCCCATAACTCAACTCGATCACTGGTATGAGCTGCGCTCCATCCTTGCCCGTGATTTCTTGCTGTAACTTTTCGCCGTATTTCTTCGGTCGTAGCTTTCCGGCGTACCATTGCCGGACCTGAACCCGTAGTTTCGATCGGTGAATATGATCGAAATCTATTCGCTTCTCGCCGTCGTCGTCCACGTATGTGTCGTTCGTTCCGTCGTCCGCAATCGACAGAGATTGATCGACCCAGTAATCTACCTGTAGATCCTTCGCCACTTCATAGAGAGATTGAAACTCTCTCATTCTGTCGTCAGTAGACGCGAGCCATTGATACACGCATTGACGAGTTGGCATGCCCGGCCGTTTGCACGCGTCGGTAAGAGTCATCCCTCCCGCGAGCAACTCGCAGAGTTCTTCCCCAACCTTCTTCGTATAACGTACCAGCTTTGCCATTAATCAAGCCCCGCTCCGAATTTAAGAATCAGTGAACTCGTCGTCGTAAACGTAGGACCCGATCGAGCCACTAATGCCGCGTACAACTTGACGCTCGCGTCCGTTGTGAACCCGCTCGTCGAGACCATTCGATACGGGACAGACACTTCTTTGAAAAAGAACTGTCGAGTTCCGAGAACTGTGGTGTCATCGGCTGATGTGAAATTGATAACCGCTAGAAGTTTCGAGACATCACCGGCCGCGATACTAAACGCGCCGTTTTCCGTGAAAGTCGTGTTCGAAGGATCGGAATCGAAGAGAAACAGATCGAAGTCTCCTAACTGCGCATCCTTATCGATCACGAGTACGGAGTAGAGCACGCCATGCGGTAGCTCTCTTTGTCCTAACCCCGAGATTTCCATCTTCCCGCCGACTAGGTCGCCGGTTGCGTAGAGTGCCGCCTGAATTGTCGGCGTTACGCTCGCGAATAAAGTTTCATTAAGTGTTCTTAGGCTCATCGTCTATCCCTCTGTCTGTCCTGTGGTAACTGTCTAACGTGTCTATTCCTTCCGCTGCCGCTGCTTGACGCTGGCTCACCGCCTGGCGTGTAGAGCATCAACAACCCGGCGCTCTCCCACTCGGAATTGATTGCACCTACTGGAGTCAGCAGAGCACCGAGAATCACCTGACTCTCTCGGGCGCTGTTGACCTCTGCCACAGCAAGCAAAGGCCAAAGCGCGGCGAGGATTATGATTAATCTGGAGTTCCGCATGCGTTCACCGAGAAGACTGTGCCTGAATCCGATCTGTCGCATTCGACCACCTTCGTTGTTCCGTCTGCTTTATACATTTCGATTTCGTTCGTTACGCGGTTGTCTTTTACCGCATGCGCGAATCGCTGATACAGATAGCGAACCATAGTG